TGGATCTTTATCAAAAGACATTCCTTGTAAAGTTCCTTTTAATCCTACTTCAGCTTTTCTATCTCCTTTTCTTACTTCAATCTTTTGTTGCCACATCATTACTTTATCTGGAGACATAGGTCTATACCAGGCAGTATGTTCATTTAAAAATGCAGCATATTCATTAAGAAACTTCCATGTACCTTTCTCATTAATATAATCTTTAAGACTGGCTCCCATTTTAAGTGTGACCCCAGCCTCAAACCATAACTGATTAATTAATTTACCTGCATGAAAATAACTAGATGCAATCTGTCTTTTCTTTAATATAGCAGCATGTAAATAGAATAGTTCTGCAAGTACTTCATATAATGCCATATGATATTGAGCATCTCTTATCTGAGCAAAGTCAAACTTCTGTTGTTCCTTATCAAAGATAGGTAAGAAGTTTAACCACATATAATAGTCTCTGGTAAGATACCATGTTTTATTATCTGATTTAATTAATACTCCTAGTCTGCATTTATTTTTCTGGTCATCCCAATAATTAATAAAGTCTCTAGATTTAAATGTTGCAGTGCAGTATACTTTAGTTTTTCTAAACTTTCTAGACTCAGCAATGAATATTTCATTGGTTATTTCATTGAACTCATATTTACCAGGTTCCCTAAATATAGAAAATAAAAAGTCTCTCCATTCATCTCTTGATTCAAAAGATGTTGTTGTCCATGTACCATTATCCCATGTAGGAATATCTTTATAAATATCATCCATAATTAACTGTCATATGCAAGACCTTGACCGCCTCTAACTTTACTAGATTGTTCTTCTTGTAAATCTTTGTATACTCCTTTAAAAGAAGCTCTAATCTGATCAAAGTTTTTAGCAGCAGCAACTATAGAATTAATATTACCATCTCTTCCATCTGTAATAGGAGTATTCTCCATATATCTACCTAATCTATCTAACATAGATGCAATACCTTTGTAAGCTCTGGATGTTGGTGTCTCATACATTCTTTGGCAAAATTGTAAAGCAGTATGTATATCATCATCTTCTAATGAAAAATCTCCATTTATTTCTTTCATAATTAAATATTCTTTATCCATATCTGGTGTATAGAAGAAAGGATTCATATCTGGATTAGGACATGTCATATAAAAGAGATATAAATATATCTTTAAATAATCTTCTGGATAATTATCCATAACATCTTTTAAAGCCTTAAGTGTATAACAATGTTCAGTAGGAACTACAATACCATTTTGTACATCAAATAATCTTACTAACATATTATTTCTTTTTAATTGGGTTATCTTTCATATAATTTATAATAGCAAGAACTTCATCATAAAGATAAGGTACTGACATTAGTGTAATATCATTAACTATAGGATCTCCATTATCTAAATATTTAGTTATTGGATATCCATACTCATCTTTACCTTCTTCTTCAAATGATATATGTTGTATAAACATTTTACCTGGAACAAGTTTAGGATTATGCTTTAGTATAATGTACATATAAATACTTAATTGTAAAGCATAGTGATTAAAATTACAATCATCTAATGAAGATAAAGGAGAACTCATTTTATCTGATACACCCTCCCAATTTTTAAATGATTCTTTTTTAATTTCTTTATTTGTTTTATAATCTATAATATTTACTTTACCATTAACTACTTCTACAAAATCTGATTGACCGCATATACCTACTGACTTAAGATATACCATATGTTCAGGATATACTCCTGTATCTAATTTTTGTGAAGGAGCAACTCTAATACCATTAGTTTCTCCAGATGGTGGAAATATTGGAACTACTATTCCTTCTCTTTCCATTGATGCTAATCCACATATATCAGATTCTCTTTGATTATGATAGAAAGTACCTAGAGTCATAGCTCTATCTGATTCAGCATTCCATATAGCTTCAATTGCTATAGGATCAATTCCAAACCATTTAGATTTTTTACTTTTAGTTACTTTAGCAGCTACTGCTTTAGAATCAAAAGGTTTTTTAAAATGAGAAACTAAAGTGGTAACACTTATCCAGTTAATCTTATCAGAATCATATATACTTTTGTAACTATGATCTGATGCTTGAAATACTATACTCATAACTCATCTAGTTTATCTTCTTCTTCTTCTGTAAGAATAGCTTTCCATTTAGGACCATTAGGATGTGGACACTCAGATGATAAAGCTCTAGTCTTAAATGCTAATGAACAACCACATTCATTACAACAAGGACCAGTGCCTCTTACTGCACATTTTTTTCCTTTTAATTCACAACTATCACATACTTCATGTCTAAGTTTTGCTACATCTTCTACAAATTCATCTCTAAGTACTGCATTCTTAATACCTTCCATGATTTGAGATTTATTCTTCCAAATTGTCTTTAGTATATTTGTCATATTTAGTTTGTTTAAATATTTCTTTTTTATGTTCTATCTCAGTAAGTTTAAGTTCTAAATTTATTAATGCATTTAATTTTGTTTCTGTATTTTTTTTATTAAAATATTCAGAAAAAGTTTCAGTACTTTGTACTTCTAAAAATTTTTGATATTTAGGAATTGATTTTCTAATTACAAAAGTTTTTGCTACAAAATGACCTAAGCCATCTACATTAACTCTAGGATGTAAAAGATCACTTAGATTTCTTCTTATTTCTTTATAATAAAATTCAATAAAATCTTGAACTAAATCTTCTGTTAAGTCCAGTTCTTCTGAAACTTCTTTATATAATTTACTTGATTTTTTAGGATTCATTTTCCTAAAAATTTATAGTCAAGTAATATATCTCCTTTTGTTTGTATTTTCATATTAGGATTAAGTGATATAAGTTTTTTATTATTAGGATCTTTTATAATTAAATTATGTTTCTCACATTTATTTATAGAATTTCTTACAGTCTGTGAAGACTTAAATATATTATGTTCTTCTGAGGCATCATAACAAAAGTGTGTTAATTCTATTGGCTCTATTAAACTTAATAAAGTCAAACACTCTATATCAGAATTACTCACTGTTATTCTATTAAGATAACAGTGAGTTAGTATCTGAAATTTAATAATATCTTGAATAGACATTATAACACGTTTTTGTACTTGGTTTACTAAAGCCATTATTACTCACTTTTAGGTTTATTTTGATCAGACTTAGTTTCCTTATCTATATCAAAATCATCACCTGTTGGTTGTTCTTGTTGAGCTTGTAACATCATAGCATATTGCATTTGAATACTACTTCTTTTAAATCTAGCTTCATCTATTTGCATTAATAGAGTTTCATATTTAACTTGAGCTTCTAAATAAGGAAGTGATTCAGTATAAAAAGAAAGCATTTGTTCTTTTCTTTGAGCTAATTCTTCTTGAGTCAACTCTTGTTCTTGTTGGTTTTCCATAATTATATATTTAAAGTTTAAACAAATATACTAAATATGTTTAAATAAAAAATATTTAAATAAAAAAATCCAGATAAATTAACTTACCTGGATTTGTATACTTAGAGAAGCATAATTAAAAACTATCCTTTAGTTCTTGGCTTTACCATTTTTTTTACATTTCGTATTACTGTTTTTGCATTAGAAACCTTAGTTGCAATCTTAGGATTATTTTTTAAAAATTTACCATTTCCTATTGGTCCTCCCATTTGTTTTTTAACTAAACCTCCATTTTTTAAATTTAATTTTTCTTTAATTTTATCAACAAGACCATACTTTCTATTTGCAGCTATACCACCTATTACAGCTGCTGCTCCAGCTCCAATTTTAGCACCAAGTTTTACTTTATCTGCAGTTGATCTAACTCTAAATGTTTTAGTTTTTCCACATTTAGATTTTCTTCTTCTTCTTCTTTTACCATCAGCTGCTATATATTCTTCCATACAAGAATCATCTGTTGATCCTCCTACTTCATAACTTCTCATAGATCTAATGATCTGATTTTTGTCATTTATCATGATTACCTGTTTTTAAGTGTAAAATTTAATATTGTTAGCATATAAAAGTCTCTAGAGATATCTATTTCTATTGTAAAGAAATCTATAATACCTATTCTAAGTCTTATAGCAAATTTATCCCATTGCTTTCTTGATGTGTTCCAGTTGTTTCTAAATTTCATAATTATAAGTTTTTTAACATTTCTATTACTCTTGGACAAGGATACATATCTGACTTGTCTTTTCTGACAGAGTTGTGTGTAAAGATACCTTTATTTCCTTTTAATGCATCTAGATCTATATCCCATATAGATTCATTATA